CTTCTTTGGCTGCTTCCCAAACCCGCTTGGCATAACTTGATAATTTGTCCAAAACGACCCTTGCCCAAAGACCATCGCGCCGGCGTTCATATTTTCTAAATTTGCCAATGTTGTCTGGATCTCCAATTGGATAACCGTTCTCATCATAGGCGTGATAATACAAAACCATGGGATTGGTAAAATTTTCAAGGTATAGATTGGTTCTCTCGGTGAAGAATTGATTGTCTGAATCTTTGTTGTGTTCATCACCATAAGGAATTATGAGAACATCCAGCTCCCAATCATCTTGCGATTTAATCTTAATTATATTTTCCATAGCACCTCTACGCCTTTTCGTTCATGGCTTTTTTTATCACGTCCCGAAACAACTTCAGGGTCGGCTCTCGCATGATCTTGACAATGTCCGCATCCGTTCTCCAGCCTCTGATCTTGTGAATGCGAGCCTGGCTTTCTTTTGATTGAACATAAATTCCGTAAGGAACTTTATTCCCAATAATTGCTCGTAATCCGGTAACTTTGGTTGCCCATTTTTCGCCCAAATTACGGGATGTCTTGCGTCCGTGTACCTTGCCACTCTTCAATCGCCATTTTGGACCGTACCCGCGCTCATAATATCTTTTGTTGGCAGGATTGTTCGCTTCCGATACCGGCGGGTAAATCTTGATCTCGTCCTTGATATTGTCGGCAGCAGCCTGCAAAGTCGATTTAGCAATTCCAGCGCCTGCAATTTTGTTCATTTTCCTGATTAGGCTGGCTGTGCCTTTCATGGATTCGCTCATGGGATAACCTCATAATAAAACTTGATGTCGCATCGGCAGCGGGGGTGTGCAGGCGGTGGTTTGATCCAGCCGTCACCCTTCTTTTTGCCATGTCGACCCCCGCACACAATACATACTCTTTCATCGACCGACGTAATCCATGTTTCGGTGCATTTCAGGTAAGGGTTAGCGGACAATATTTCTTGTTGGGAAGCGTACTCCCCTTCAACGGTTGCGCGGGTAACTTCGGTTATGGCAATCATTTCTGATCTAACTACCCCGAATGTTCCCCGCAATCTTGCTTCAAGCATTTCGCGGGTCATGTCCTTATCGTAATAATCGCTAATTGCCTGCCTGACTGTATTCCGGCTGGTGGCGTTTATGTCTTTGATTTGATCGTATAAATAATTTTGTGCGAAAGAAACCGCTCTCCCGTTGACCAAACCCCAATCAATCCCAATGCCAGCTTTTTCTACTTCCGCTTCTGATCCGGTCATGTAGGCGTCCAGCATAAGCGGTTCGATCATTTCGCGCAACCTTTCGCCATTCTCATTCCAAAAAGATTCGGGCACGTTTTCAATGCGCGGTGGATTTCCCAAAAGATCGATAATCTTTTTCATTTCGACACCAAACTCTTTCGCGATCTCTTTGCTTAACTTCCGTTCAAGTTCTGTTCGATCCGTCATGGATAAGCTCTCCATGCTATTGCATCTTCGAATATAGCTTTGACCATTTCGGCTGTGTCACACTCTTCTAGTGCGCCCATAATCGCAGCAGCCCTGGTTACTGGAATGTTGTCGCTTTCAAAATTTACGGACGCATTCTTTCCAGCCTTCAATGCCTTTAATGATTTTCGTTGCCATTTTTTCAAATCTTCGGCGGTTTCATCGGTCTCGTCCTGATTTTCTTCTCCTCTTGATTCTTCTTGCGGTGCAGGCTGGCTATTTTCAACGCTAGAATTGGTAACGTTCACGGTCGGTGCAGCTAAACCAATTTGGGATACCAACAGCCTGCCACGCTCGTCTGGCAGCGGGTCATCCTGGTAAAACTCTGAACGAATTTCATCAAGTGTGTGTGACTTGCTAAATATTTCAATTTCTCGCATTCTTAATTCGCGATCTTCTATCCTGACATCATCAAATTCACCAACCAGTTTGTCACCATACATTGGCAAAATACTATTGGTAATTTTTCCTGCAATTTGGGCAAGTAGCGGGTGGATCGTGTGTTCCATAAAGGTGGCTTTGCCAGCGATACTATTTGCTTCGGTTGCGTTGATTGACAAGGTTGACGCCAATCCAGGCGCAAGCACGCTAAATATTTCTTCTTTAGTAAATTGCCTGGTTTCCAACGTTTTCAACGATTCTGGGTCTGAAGTGTTTTGGATCCATTCGATTCCGTCGCCGATATTCTGAAGCATCATGAAATTTCTATCTTTGGCAGCTCGTCTAATCCAATCCTGGATTTCTTCCCATTGTGATGGTGTATATTGAGACTTGAATCCAATGATGCCTGGCAGGCGTCCGTTGTTTTCGCCATATAGCTTGGCGTTCCATTTGTTCAGTGCAATGTCGCCAGTTGCCGATACGGCGATGCTTTCGATGGCACTTAGCCCAACGAACCGATTCATCGGATTGAAACGTTTGAAATGGACAATCTGCTCGACCGGAATGGTCTCTTTCCGTCCGCCGGTATCGTACTCATATCCTGAAATGTATTGACGTCCGTCCGGTATCGGCGAAATTTTATTTGGTTCGATCGGCCAGATTTCCAATGGACGTCCACCAACCAGGTTGAGCCACCAGTACGCATTCCCGTTAAGCTTGTAATATGCGCAGGTCGAATAAATCAGGTCTGCATAGCCGTCTAACGGATTAGGATGTTGGAGCAGGTCTTCAAAAGCATGGTTTGGAATGTCGACAAGTTTTTCGTTTTCTTTTTGTTTGACGTTAAATTTCACGGTCGACGCAGATTCCGCGACAATGTTCACAGCTGCATATATCCACGACAACTTGGCATAAAGCGACGCCTGGTTATAATATAGCGACGGGTTCGGAACGCTAAATCTTTCCGCTTCCGCCGTTGCCATTAAGAAGGGTGGTGCGTCAATATTGGCGACTACTGCCTTGGTTTCTTTTCGTCTGAACAAACTGTCTATTAATCCCATGCTATGCGAATCCTATAAGGTCAATCCCTGATGGGCTACTTAAACTTTTCCAGCCCCAATAAGCAGCGTCTGCCAGGTCGAGCGGTTCATTTGGAAAACGTTTCAGCGCGCGCTCCAAGATTTCATGTGTGCCGATAACATGTATAATTTTTCCTTTTTCATAGTCCACTAACATTCTCTGGTTTCGCTCCACTTTGTTACCTGTTCCTGTTCCGGCTTTGGCGTAAGTGTATCTTGGAAAAGATAATTTACTATATTCTTCTTCTGTATAACTGGCTTTTAATTCCTTCTGTACAATTTCCAGTGCTGTTCTAAATTCGTCAGCCCAAAGATCGCCGCCCTGGTTGGTTTCTACTCCGACAACAGTTAATTTCAATTCAATTGCTTTTCTAATTGCTTTTTTTAATACATTCATCGGCGTATCTATTTGCTCCCATGAAAACAATCTGTAAATTGTTCCATCTGTTGTCACTCCGTCTGCGATAATTCCATTTGCACAACTGTCATCATTGGATGTTACCGCCGGATCGCACCATACGCCCCCGCGTACCAGGTCTGGCACCTCGTCAAATGTACAGTGTCTAAAAATAATATGATCCCATACTCCGCCAGTTATAGCTACATCATGTTGCGCTTCCTGTAAAAATGCGGTCAAACCCCATTCATTAATTTGGCTTTCGCAAGTTTCAATTGGTTGTCCTTCCCAGGTCGCTTTTCCGGCTGTAATTTTATATCTGTTGCGTTTGACTGTTTCGTCATAATGTTGTTCATAGACAAGCCCGTCAATTGCAGGATAAGCTCCGCTAATAATTCGGTCATTCAAAAATTCGGCTCTTCCATCGTTTAGCATAGATGCAATACTATTTTCGTGAATAAGGTTTTGAATAAAAAGAATTGCACAATCACTTGAGCCGGCTGGTAATATTGACGTGGTGATAATGTCAATTTTCTTTTGGGTTGTCTTGAGCGTGTCAAATTTTTCATCCACATCATCAAAAACAATAAAATCGGGTCTTTGGTTCTCAACCTTTCCGCCGCGCACTCCAACATCAAGCCCAAGTGCATCTATGGTTAATCCACTTTCGGTTCGCAGCCTGCTTCTTCGCCACCCCTTGCTATTGCCGTATTTTCCGATCTTTCGGCGCGCAAGTGCTGGATAATAATTTTCAACATTGCTACTCTCTAACATTGCACTAATAGTTTCCACGTGCTTGTCCGCCTTATCCTGTGTTGATGACACATACCAGATATACGATCGTTGTTTCTTATAACCTAACCTCACACATGCTAATTCTGCGGAAGTGCTTTTTGCTCCACCTCTTGGCCATAATGCTACAAATGGTTTTGGTTTTATGTTCCGCTCAACAACTTCAATCCATTCCCAAAATTCAATATGTCGTTTTCCAAACGGATGTTTGACGTAATCTGGAAATAATTTATTTGTCCATTCTTGCCAGTTATTCAGTTGTAAAGGTTCTGATTGATCCGACCCACCAAAATTGAATACGCCGGTATCAATTTTAGGAATTTGTATTTTCGGCAACATCTTTATTACTTGCTTTGGACAATGCCTCTACTAATCTAATCGTTTTATCGGTCATTACTCCATGAAGAACAGCAGCATCGGCAGCATTTTGTTTTTTTAGCCAGGTTTCATCAGAAAAAACAAACGTTTGTTTTATGAGCGCGTGCAGGTTAGCATTTAAATATTCGATCAAAAGATCACCAACCTTGGAATTTTTTTGGATCTCTATTC